GAGCGTTATGCTTGCTCTTACCGTCTAGCAGCGCTTGCAGGCCGGTACGCTGGCCATTGGCGAGGACGCCGCCAATGATCGCCGAGGTTTGCAGCGCGTCGTCTTCCAGCTTAGGCACGCCGATGGCGACGATCACCGCTTTGGCGCGCACGTAGATGGCCTGGGCCGCCTTGGTGATCGCCGAATCCTTACCGAACGCGGCAATGGCTTCGCGCTCGGTCGTGAGCAACACCAGCTCGCCGGCCTTGGCCGTGCCGCCGCCGAGCATGCCCGGGGTGAAGGTGTCGCACAGACCAATGATCGAGGACGACGGCAGCGAAATGGTGCGCGCGCCGGTGTCGATCAGCGTCGTGGTGACGCCGTGAAAAAAACCACTCATAAGGGTCAGTCTCCAGAAACGAAAAAGCCCCGCATAAGCGAGGCTGTGAGGGGTATTCGTGTTACGCGTAACGGAAAAGAAAACGCCCCGTCAGTGCGGAGCGTTATTGCGGGAGCTGGGCGATCCATTCCGGTGGCTTAGGGCGCCCCGACGGATCAGGAAATAACGTCACATCCGGCCAGTCCCTTAGCTCCTGACGGTAGATGTACAACTTGGATCGCTGATCCGGCGCTAGCGGATAATCAGGCATCGCCAGATAGTCGGTAGCGCCAATTTGCGCATTCCGCCATGTCCGCTCCACCCCTTGTGCCGCTTCCAGCCGCGCCGCCTCATCCAAAGCCCAGGCAGTGCCGGACCACACATGGAAACGTCCCGGCCAAGGCTGCGCCGTCAATCCCTCGGGCAGTTCGCCCAAGGCGTCGAACGCTTGCGCCTCACCGGTGGCGGTGCTGTAGACCGTCCCGCGATGATCTGCCAACTGCGCCGGCGCACCATTCACCCACGCCCAGACAAAGCCAGCGTCCGGCTCGACCAGCACCGCCCCCAGATTGATGGCGTCGCCCGGCGCCTGAAGACCGACCCCCGGAACCTCAAACAGCGGGACAGGGCCGCACAGATCGCCAGCCAGACCCACTCGGTAAAACGTACTCATAGACACCTCAGATCATTTTGATTCGGCCCGGATTGGCGATGTTTCTCGATCGGTTTTCACTGGCGGTCGGAACGACGAGCGAGGCGTCAAAACCGATCGTGGAGTTATCCCCTGGATCAGCACCGGACACGCCAATCTTGGCCGGTGACGAACCGTAGGACGTCATCTTCATCGCGCCGGATGTCACCAGACTGCCGGACCGGTACACCGAGGACGCCGCACCAGTGATGTTACGAATGGCATCGCCTTGCGAACTGCCCGCCGTACGCCCGACATCAATCCCGCGTGACTCATCGAGCAGGCGGATAAACTCGGCGCGGCCTTCAGGACTGCGGAAGGTGTTCACACCATCGCCCTCAGTCCAGCACCCCTCTTTGCCGACTCGCGCCGCCTCGGTGGTCAGCATCCCAGAGGCTTGAGCGTGGTCCCACAGCCATGGCCAATCTGCGCGGTTGTAGATCAGCCCGTGATAAAGACCCCAGCCGCCAGGAGAGAACGCCGTGGTTGTCTCAGCAACCGGACGCCCCACGGGGGTGGTATCCAAGCGCGCAATAGGAATCCAGTTGCCCGCGCCATCACTGCGCAGATGCCAATAATCCCCGGCCCCCATCAGCACAAAAAACGCATACCCCGCCGGACGTAGATGGGTATGGAACTTGATTTTGTCCGTGCCAGCCGCCTTAATCATCAGGCGGTTGACCGTGTTGTCGATGCGCCGAACCAGCACATCACGGACACCCAGCGCCGCGTCGGCGGCCGGTAGATCAATCGTCACAGCCCCCGCACTGGCATTGATCGAGACCAACCCCAACTCGTTCGCCAGCAATGGGCGAGACGCCTCCACCGACACCACCGGAACCGCCAACGCGGCGCCAATCAAATCGGTGGTTTCGGTTTTGGTAAACGCGTTGGTAATCCCAAAGCCCGACAGTGTGGTCGGGTTGTCGCCCGACTGAACGACACCCCGCTCACTGACCACCACGCGGCGATAGGTGCCGGCAAGCTTGTTGGCAGGCAATAGGCCGTTAACGGCTGTGTCGACGTACTGACGCGTCGCCAGCACCACCGAGGGATCGATTTTTAGCTGAATATTTGCGGTACCGCTGGTGATGATGTGCATCCGCACCACCTGATTGCGCCCCGAACCTTGCACCAGTAACGGTTTGTAACTGGGGGCCGCGTTGGCCACCGCCGAAAACACCCCGTCCGCGTCTTCCAAGGCCAGCTCGCGAATCCACCAGCCGCCCACGTCCGGCGGCAGCACCAGCTCGGCAATCAGAATATTGTCATCGGTGGGAGAAACGCGCAGCTGATTGAGCTGTGCGCGATAGACCTGATTAATCAGCTTGGTCTGCGCTGGATTGGGCACCGGATCGGCGCCATTCGCATCGCCGATCAACATGTAGCGCGGCTGCCACGGGACACCCAGCACGTCGCAGTTGGTTTTCTTGGCAGCCCCCTGAGTCGTGAGCATGCCGCCGAAAATAGAGTTTTTATCAACCATGGGGGTACACATCCAATTCGTCGAGGTTGTATTCGCTAACGCCGTGGCAGCCCTGAATCACCACATCAAGATCGGGATTGCTCCAGGGGTAAACATCGATCTCGTCGCCGTCATACACAGCGAAGCCGACATAGGCGTTTAAACGGGTTTCCAGCGTGATATCGAGACCGGTCAAATGCCGCGTCACGGGCTTGGCGTCGTCGATCAGGCGTTCCAGCTCCTGATACATGTCCTCGGTGATACCGGTGTCCTGCACGCCAACTTTCAGCGCGAAGGTGCCCGGAACCCCCTCTGGCACCGCCTTGAACCACTCGACCACTTCAATCAGATAGCCCAGCGGCTCGACCACGCGGCGCAGCGCGCCGATCGTGCCTTTGCGGGAATGGATGTAATACGACGCCTTAATGGCCGCGCGCTTGGTCGCCTCCGACCATCGATAGTCCCAGCGATCGACCGACCAGGCCCACGCCAGGTGAGGCAGCAAATGCACCGGACAGGTATCGGCGTTGTACAGAGTGCGCAACGGAATAATGGTTTTTTCATAGAGCGCCGCCTCAATGGCGCGCTCCAACTGCGTGCTGTTGCTCGGCAGTAAACTGGTCATGTCGCCCCCGCCAGCACCACACTCCACTCAGTGCAGTACGCTGCCTGCGCCTTGGTCGGGGCCAGATCAACCCACCCCACCAGCTCAACCCGGGAAACGCCCGCGACGTGAAGTTGTGCGTCCACCGCAGAGCGGGCCACCTCAACACCCAGGCGCTTGCGCGGATTCACCCAGGCCCCTAGACGCTTTTTGGCCTCGACCAGACTGGCGTCACCCTCGGGCCCGGCGCTGTTCATGTGCAAAATGGCTTCAATGCGATAGTCGAGAATCTCAGCGCTTTGCACCGAAACCCGATCGCCCAGCGGCCTCACGTCGTCGTCATCCAACGCGGCCGCGACGGCGGCTAGAAGCTCGGGGCCGGCCTCGCCTTTCCCTTCGGTACTCAGCACTGTAACCATCACTTCGGCGGGTGACGGGCTTTCCGCCGAGGCATCCATGACCAGGGCCGAGGCGCTACGCGCGTGCAGGATATAGCTGTTACGCGGCCCGGCCGTGGTCAACCCTTCAAAAGCCAACTGGATGCGCTCGCGGTAAGGGTCGTCCTGCTCTTTGACCTCCGGCACCGGTGGCACCGCCGACAGATCCTCGGCCTGGATCACCAGGCGCGGCAGACTGACGTTAGCGCCTAAGTGATCGAGGTCAGGGCCGATCGCGTGAGCCAACAGCAGCGCCTTGGCGGCGTCGTTGACCCGGGCCCGGTTGCCGACCTTGTTATAGGCTCCGACCTCCAGCAGCTTGACCACGGGGTCACTCTCAAGCGGCGCGCTCCAGTTGTCGCCCATGTAACCGCGAAAGATGCCCAACCCTTCCTGATAGGTTGCTTCGAAGTCCAACGGCTCCAGCACGTCGGGGGCCGGCAGCGCCGACAGATCCGGAATACTGCTCATACCCTCACCTCTACCAGAAAGCGATTGCCGAGATAGTCGCCGGCGAGGCTCATGTCGATTTTCCCGCCCAGCACTGCCAGCACCC